CAGTAGAAGTACGTAACGGAAATCTTGAAAAAGCATTAAGAGTTTTAAAGAAAAAAGTTATGAGAGAAGGTATCGTAAAAGAAATTAGAGACCGAGCTCACTATTCTAAGCCCTCTGAGATTAAAAGAGAAAAGAAGAAGGAAGGCATTAAGAATTTTAAGAAGAAACAGAAATTAAGAGAAAACGAATTATAGAATTCCCGCCTGTGCATTTATATTATAAATATGGTGAGTAGGCCGCTCGTAAGACCTACGGCGTGGAGGGGTTAGAACCTTGCCCGAGCTTGTAGAGCCGAAGATAGGTTGCAGTTTGGTTGTTCTGCTTTAAACAAAAACAACCAACTAGATTTTTTGGTCCATTGGTCTTCATAGCGTTTTTGCTTGCATGACGATAGGCTTCGTAAGAGAAGTTAGGGTAAAAGAGGGTGAGACCTACCTCTACCAATAATAATTCAGTGGAGCGAGAGTGAACCTGAATGTGTTTGTTTGGCAATTGCGCCTGGTTCAACACTAAAAAGAACTGTAGCAGCGGCTCGTTTTTTGGTTGTTTTTTTATAGCCTTGTATGCAAAAAAATGACCATTTAAAGAATATGATGATAACAGACAGTATAAATATAACCGATATGTCCATTAGGAGTATCAAAATATAAACTTGCTTAACAAAGGAGATTAATATGACAAATCACAAAGCAATTCATTCAATTTTTACCGGACTAAAACCCTTTACAGTGGGGTTTGATGAGATATTTGACCAGTTTGACCACATGGCCAACCATCTACCTCATCTAACAGCCAATAACTACCCACCATATAATATAGTAAAGACAGGTTCTTTAACATATGATATCGAAGTAGCGTTAGCTGGATATGGTAAGAAAGATATTACTATAGATTTTGAGGGTAACCACCTTACAATCGCTAGTGTAAAATCTAAAGCAGAAAAAGAAGTAGAGGATAATGATGGTGTTTTACACCAAGGTATCGCTAAACGTTCTTTCTCAAAATCATTTACGATTGCAGATGATGTAGAGATTAAAGGTGCTGAACTTAAAGACGGCCTTTTAAAAGTTTCTTTAGAGAAGATTGTTCCAGACCATCAAAAGGCTAGAACTATCGCAATTAAATAAAGATATTACTAGAGGCGTCCTAGCATTGCCTTTGTGACGCCTTTAGTGTATTATGTAAGTATGAATAAGAAATGCGGAGTTAGTATAAAAGTAACACACCAGGTTTCCAACCTGGAGAAGATTGGGCAGTACAATCACTCCGCTCCATTACAATTGAAAAAGGAAATATATGATGAATCTAAGTCAAGACACAATTAGTATCTTAAAAAACTTTTCTGATATTAATACAAATATCCTGGTTAACTCAGGACAACAACTCAAAACGATATCGACCATGAAGAACATTCAGGCCGTTGCTGATATTTCAGAATCGTTTGAGCAAGAATTCGGTATCTATGATTTGCCAGAATTTCTACGAGCAGTAGAACTTTTTGATAAATCTAATATTGCATTTAATGGTGGAGCAAATCTTACCATTAACGATACCTCAACTAAACAATCAATCAAATACTTCTTTGCAGATAAATCAGTAATTGTTTCTCCGTCAAAGACTATAAACATGCCAGATAAGTATGTTACTTTCAATCTAAAGAAAGAAAGTTTTGATAGGTTGATGAAAGGTACTACAACTCTTAATCTACCAGACGTTGCTCTTAAAGGCGATGGCAAGGTATTGAAAATGGTTGCTACTGACAAGAAGACACCATCTTCAAATGATTATTCTATTGAGGTTGGCGAAACTGACAAAACGTTTACTGCTTATTTTAAAACTGAAAACTTTAAGATGATTAGAGACGATTATGATGTTGCTATATCACAGCAAAAACTATCACACTTTATAAACAAGAACAAACCAATTCAATATTGGATTGCTCTCGAAGCTGATAGTGAGTTTTAAATGGCAGATAGTATTCTTGTAGAACAAAGAGAATATCATCAAACCACTCACTACATCAATAGAGAAATACCTACATATGAAATTGTAGCCGAGTTTGGCGATTTAGAAACCTTTAATAAAGGGTTCCTTGATACCGACCATGCTGACTTTGATGGTGAGTTAAGTGATAAAGTGAATGAATTCCTAGATGGATTTGACTACGACAGAGTAGTTGACGAATGGACCATGAGAAAAGGTGGTTATGATGTTGACTTAGAAGTTGTAGATAAATTTACCATGACGGAAGATAGATAATTGAATAACGTGGAGTATATATTATGTCAGAATACCTATGGGTCGAAAAGTATCGACCTAAAAAGATTGAGGATTGTATCCTCACCGAAGAACTTAAAAAGACCTTTCAGTCTTTTGTAAAACAAAAAGAAATACCTAATCTACTATTGTCTGGTACTGCTGGTACCGGTAAGACAACAGTTGCCAAAGCATTGTGTAATGAAATTGGTGCTGATTATATTGTCATCAATGGTTCAGATGAAGGTCGTCAAATAGACACGTTACGTCACAAGATTAAGAACTTTGCTAGTACAATGTCACTAGAAGAAAAGTCTAATCATAAAATTGTTATCATTGATGAAGCAGACTATATGAATGCCGATTCAGTACAACCTGCCTTACGTAACTTCTTAGAAACATTCCATAACAATTGTAGATTTATATTTACATGTAATTACAAGAATAAAATTATTCCTGCATTGCATAGTAGATGTACAGTTATTGACTTTGCCATTAAGAATGGTCAGAAAGTTAAGACTGCTACTGCCTTTATGGCACGTATGGAAGACTTGCTGACTAGTGAGAAGATTGAGTTTGATAAGAAAGTATTATCAGAGTTGATACAGAAATACTATCCAGATTTTAGACGAACAATAAACGAACTACAAAGGTACTCAGTTAGAGGTAAGATTGATACTGGTATTTTGTTTAGTTTATCTGAGGCTAATACCAAAGAACTTACTAAAGTATTAAAAGAAAAACGTTTCAATGATATGAGAAAATGGGTTATTCAAAACCTAGATAAAGAACCATCATCATTGTTTACAAGTATCTATGAAATGCTTTACACAGCATGTGAACCTAAGACTATACCACAAGCAATATTAATTATTGCAGGTTATCAGTACAAGGCCGCTTTCGTTGCTGACCAAGAGATTAACATGGTTGCCTGTCTAACAGAAATCATGGCAAACTGCAACTTTAAGTAATGACATTTTTTCATGCAACTCTTCCAGCTGAAGAGAAAAAGTGTCCTAAATGTGGCGAAACAAAACCACTATCAGAATATCATAAACATAAATCAATGTTTATGGGTGTACAAGGTCATTGTAAAATTTGTAGAAACAAAGGTGGTTTAGGTTATTCAATGGACGCTAAGGTTGTTATGGATAGACTAGGCATGAAACGACCATCTTTAGGAACCCCATGTGAAATTTGTGGTGATGTTGAACGGAAATTATTTTTTGACCATTGCCATGAAACGAAACAATTTAGGGGTTGGTTATGTCCACAATGTAACTTTAGAGTTGGCACCATGGGAGATACACCAGAAAAAATAAAATACAACTATAAGAAAATTATGGAGTATCTAAATTATGTATGAATTGAAAGACTATCTCAAAGCTATTAATGAAACCAAAGAACCATTACTAGATACCACAGATGAGACATGGGAAAAGAAGTACAGTCCATTTATTATTAATAGATGTATGTCCATGTTTTATGATACCATAATGCACACAAACGAGATGAATGGTCTACATTTTCTCCCAAAACGTATGCAGTTCCACTATCTTATAAATAGTGTAAGAACTAAGAAGCGATTTGGTGGGAAGTGGTTATCACAGACCAAGTTTAAAGATTTAGAACTCGTAAAAGAGTATTATGGCTATAGTAATGCAAAAGCAAAGGAAGCTCTATCTCTACTTTCCTCCGACCAACTCGATAATATTAAATTGAGCCTTAAAAAAGGTGGGAGAACTAAAAAATGAATGAAGAGACAATAAACTGGTCACAGGAAGATATGTTAGAAGTAACTATCAAACAACCTGACGACTTCTTAAAGGTACGAGAGACCTTAACTAGAATTGGTGTTGCAAGTCGTAAAGATAAAACACTATTTCAAAGTTGCCATATTTTACACAAACAAGGTAAGTATTTTATTACCCATTTCAAAGAGTTATTTGCTCTTGATGGTAAGAAGAGTACACTAACGCAGAATGATATTCAACGTAGAAATACGATTGCTTTATTGTTACAAGATTGGAACCTTATTGATGTATCTGATAAAACTAGAACGGAAGATAAAGCACCTTTAAGTCAAATTAAAGTATTACCATTTAAAGAGAAAGCTGAATGGACTTTATCTGCTAAATATAATATAGGTAAAAAACTACCTGAAAGTACAGATGGAAAATAAATGGACGTTACAAACTTTAGAGATTATCTAACAGAAGGTAAGAAAGATTTTTTACGCCTACTCATTATTACAGATGAGCCAGAGGGTGCAAAAGAATTTCATACTGCCGATAGACTACAAGAGGAGTGTAAGAAGTTAAATTATCCTTTCTACCTCTTCAAGTTAACTGGTGGTTATACAACCTATGAAGATGGTGTCCGTAAGTTTCATAACAAAGATGATAAGAAAGGTTTTGAAGTAGGTGCAATGACAGTTGCTATCATTCGTGGTAGTGTGGTCAGAAAAGATAGTTGGATGGACTTAGTGTCTATGCTTGAACGTGCTAACTCTACGTTAGTAAATCCAAGAACTACTATCAACATGTGTGCCGACAAATACAGAACTTCTTTAAGACTTGCAGACTATGGTTTAAAACAACCAATGACTAAGTTA